ATGACACAATCTATAGTTGCCCATAGTAAAGTCGTCAAACCACTCGTTAAAGTGATTATCTACTGCCGTGTCTCATCGATGTTGCAAATGGATGGGTATGGATTACAAAGACAGCAGGATGTGATAAAGGCGTTCCTTGATGATTTTAAAGTTCCGTCTGAGCTAGGGTACGAGATAGATCGCGAGAACTTTGAAGTACTTGAGGACCAAGGGCGATCAGCCTATCACGGATACAACTTTAGCAAGGGGGAGCTGGGCAAATTCAGAGATAAAGTACTGAGTGGAGAAGTAAAAAGCGGACTATTTTTGATAGAGAACGTTGACAGGTACACCAGACTTGAAGAGTACATAGCCATGAATGAGTTCAACAACCTGATTTTAGGGGGAATTGACATTTTAGAAGTAGAGACTGGTGAAATCTTTAGTAAAAAAATTAGTGGTTCATTAACAAAACTTACAGTTTCGATTTCGCGTGCATACTCTGAATCTAAGCGGAAGAGTAACATCAGCAAACGTTCATGGATGAACCGTAAAAGGAAATCATTAGAGGATGGGGTTGCAATCAATAACAATACCCCTGATTGGTTGCAGCTTAGCGATGACAAAAAAAGTTATGTTGTAGATACTGATAAGGTTGAACTTATCAATTATGTTTTTAATAGCTATGTAGTAGGTCTTGGTGCAACAAACATCATCAAGCGACTAAATGATCAACGTAACTACTTGAGCGATACACCGTGGAGTACTAATAAAATTTATCATCTACTAAGTAATAAAAGAGTAACTGGTTACTTAGGTGATGAACGTCACTATCCTCAAATAGTTGAACCAGGCCTTTATGATCAAGTGCAAGAACTTTTGAAGAACAAAACAAGGAAGCGTAAGAAAGCGGGTACATTCATGCGTTCTCTATTCAATGGGATAGCTAAGTGTGCTTTTTGTGGGAACGGGATGATTGGACATAACATGTCATCAGCTTTGTATTTACGTTGCATTGCCGAACGTTCAAAAACTACCGAATGTAAGAACGCTAAACTGATCCGTTACAATGCAGCTGAACGATTGATATTAGAACATATTCGAAATGTGAACTGGGCAGCACTTAAACAAGAACAAAATGACAATAAAAATGACTTGAGTAAGTTAAGGACGGACGCAAGTATCCTTGAATCAGAAATTGCAGATGTTGTGAAAGAGTTAGAAACGGCAGATGACGATCTTGTAATGCCTTTAGCGAAGTTGGTTAAGAAACGCAGAAGTGAGTTACAAGAACTTAATGAAAAAATTGGTACACTAGAGGGTAGTTTTGCTACTCCTGATATGTCTTTAGTAACAGATATTGATTCTATTCAGGATCAGGGGAATGTTACTTTAAGACAATCTGTGTACCTGCTATTGTCTAAAACTGTGAGTACTATAAATTGTGCCCGCTATGACTGGGATGAAACCTATTACATTTTCGAGCTGAAGTACATAGGAGCGGAGCAGAAACACGTTTTGATATGCAATAAAACGCTTGAGAAGAAATATAATGTAGTGATACATAAAAAGGGAGATGCAACCATTTATGAAACTTACTCTTTTACAATCGAAGCTACACCAGAAATGATAAAAATTAATGTACCCCAAACAATAGTTATTAATGACTATTTTTTACTATTAAACTACATCGATAGCGTAAACGGTAGTGAGAGAGTTGCTCAATGGATGCGTGATAACATGGTAGATGTATTAAGACAAGCCTATAGCTAAGAAGGCTATTTCGAAGAGAGGTATGATGATTTAGCGGCTTTTGGGCCGCTTTTTTGTTTGATTTGATAAATAAACATATCAACAGGAGGATGATATGTCTGAGTTTATCACACAATTTTTTTGCTTTTCCCTAATGATCATCACCATTACAACAATGATGTTGCTGGGATGGCCTGCTGTATGTTTGATGATCGTCATCATCATTGCTTTCGTTGCAGGAATTATATTAGAAATCATAAATATATAAAATAAATGAAATGAAAAACAAACATGCGGTATAATATTACTATTCACAGTCGTTGAATCTCTTACGGCGGGTCAGCCCGTAAACCATTTCTCCTATGGTGCGATTACCCTGTTTCTGCGGGGTCTTCATTTCAGGCATATGTAGCGGGAATTTGATAAATAAAACGTACTAAACAATTACCCACTCTATGAAAAGAATTTCATTCATTGGGTCAGTATTATTATCACCTATTTGGTGATAATTTTTCACATAAAATTAATCAATAAATGTATTACGGTGGATATAATGATTGAAAATAAAAACTGTAGTATTGCTGTACGTCTCACAGAGCGACAATTGGCAGTACTGGATAAAATGATTGCAGATGGAATAGCAAGAACACGCAGTGCGGCTATTCAATATCTCATAAATAAACAACAGGTAATGGGCTAATAGTAGCCCATTTTTAATAATATTTGTTTTCATAGAAATGTAGAACAAATTATAGGGTTTGGTGTTTTCACTGAGAAAAACACTTTTGATGCTCAGGACGAGCAGGGAAGTATAAAATGGAAATCTGGAAACAAACAAAATACCAAAACTATGAGGTGTCTTCATATGGTAATGTGAGAAATACTAAAACTGGCAATAGGCTAACAAATAGTCTCAGCAGGAGCAATGGGTACTATAAAGTGACATTGTCTATCAGAGAAAATGGAGTCAGAAAAACACTACCCATTGAGGTACACAGATTGGTTGCTGATACATTTCTACCATATGATCCACTCAATAAATTTGTTGTTGATCATATTGATAGTAATAAACACAACAATAATGTCAGTAACCTACAATGGATTTCTGTCAGTGAAAACATCAGAAAAGCGGTCAGGAAAAATCGAAACTCTCGATTTACGACAGTACAGAAAGATGAAATCAAGGCGGAATATGGTTCAGGAAAATATTCTCTCATTACTCTAACAGAGTACTTCAATAAGAAATACAATCGCACTACGTCGAGAACGGTGTACACATATATCGTAAAAGGTAACAAATAAAAAAAAGGCAGTACTGAACTCTAACTCAGTACTGCCATGCTATCACCAGTCGGACACTGGTTTTAATGAATAAATCAAATGGAGAATTGATTGTGAGTATTTATGCCAAAAAAATGTACTACGTTTCTATAAAATGCGGTGGGGGAAAGACGCATTTGATAATTAAAACCATCAATGCAAACCCATCAAAACATTATCTCGTTGTAGTGCCGTCTAAACAACTACAGTCACAGTACTATAATAGTTTAGGGTTCGGGTTAATCATGAACCATGAAACACATGAGAATTTACTGGAGTCTACCAGTAACGAACTCATTCAGAGGAATGAACGAGTTCTGTTTATAACAGATAAAATGTTTTATCGAATTCAACCCCAGCTACTCAAACAGTGGTGTGTGTTTGTCGATGATTGCGTGGATTATTTTGGGTTTCAGAGTGACGTGATTGACAGCAGTGATGAACTATTCAAGGGGGCGTTGCTGCCTGCATACCTGTATGCGAATGTATTCAACATCACGTCTATCTCAGACGACGAAAACTATGTCAATGTCACATTGAATAACGATGTTCGCTCAGATGTACTGGTAAGAATTAAACAGAGATATGAGCGATTCCAGTACTACCACCAAATCGTTATCAACAGTACTGCATTCAGTGATGACAATTGCCGACGCCTGTTTATTATTGGCTACTATGACCTAGAACAGTATGTGAATAATGGCGTGGAAATTGTGTACTTTGCCAATGCCTTTGAAAGCACATTGATTTACAAAAAGTACTCACATCTTTTCGAAGAGTACAATCATGATTTAGTACCTAACGATACGAATAACCAACGATTAACCGTTAAGTACTTTGCGAAAAATAATGCTCTCAGTAGTACCCGCCTTAAGGCAGAGCGAGATAAAACTAATAACATGATGTCCCGTATCGGTGAGTACATCAATGCGAATGAGAATGTGCCAGTACTATGGACCTGTAATGAAGCCTATAAGCGGTACTGGAACATCACAGGGGAGTATATCACACCGTGTCAACGCGGTATGAACCATCTTCAACATCACACCGTAGCGGCCTGCATGGTTTCAATGAAAGTAGATGACGCCATGTCAAAACACATAGAGGCAGTACTGGGCCATACCTATGAGGACATGGTGCATCAGTATGAGTACGAGGCTATTAATCAGTTCGTATACCGTACTAACCTACGCAACTACCAATCCAATAGCGGTGTGACGCTATACGTGTTTGATAAGAACCAGGCATATAGCATTGAGGGTGCAGGGAGCTATGAGTACATTGATGTTGGAGTAGATGCAGTACTGAACCGTGCCGGGCGGCCTGCTTCTGAGTTACCTGCAAAATTGCGTAACGCATCTCGTAAATGGGTACGGACCAAAGAACGCACTATGATAGATATCACCAAATACGTGAAAAAAATGGCGGACAAGTATTCTCTGGATGAGGCACAGAAAACACTACTACTGGATAAACTGAAAGAGGGAGCGTAATGCTCCCTTTTTTATTGTCCAGGGCACTGACAGTACTCGTAGAGGATCGGTGGGGGTAGTACCTCAATACTGATAGTACTTGGGCGAGTTTCAATACGAGCGGGGCAACCTGACGAGTGAGCGGAGCGAATGAAGTGGAAGGGCGTCAGTACTCCCGAATGACGGAGCGAAGCGGAGTTGTGATCAACTTCAACAGTCATCCATAAGTACAGGTATGTACTCTAGTCACTAGATAAGAAAGAAAATGATCATTTGTAGTAGTGAGCGGAGCGGAACTACTGCAAATTATCAGACCGAAACAGAGTGGAGCGATGTTTTGTGTCTCAATACATAGTGAAATCAATTGAGAGTACTCAATCGCTACGCTCATGAGTACTTTCGCATATCTACGTGTTTGTTCTCGATGTACTGCGTACAACTCGAAAAACACATAGATATCGCTCAGTTATTATTCGATTCAATAAAAACTCCGAAAAACCCCATATAATATTAAATGGGTATTTCTCGGATATTTCCCCCCATTGTCAGTGCATTGGATTAATATGTATGACCAATAATATTATGACGAGCAGTGTATCCCCACACACGCTTTTGTAATCGATGTGAAGCGACAAGGCGTTTGCGATATCTAAAGAATATTTACGATTGTTTAATTTCCAAAATGCCCTGTACACACTAGCAAAAACGAGGATGTGAAGACACTTGATCAAATATGATTATTGTACATGAGGACTTGATGTTTTAATGTTTGTTCGTCATTTATAACCATATTGGTGAGTGTATGTTAAAATCTAAAATATTATGATACCCAACCATGTATTCTCAGCTCTCGAAAATCAACTCCATTCATATGAATTGAGTGACAATACTGTCTGCTGTGATCTTTTTGATAATGCAATAAATCAAATCGAACTATACCAACATCAGGTTGAGGCAAAAAGCACTGAATTACCTCAACGTGAAACGATTGGTATCGCCTGTTTCTGGTTATTATTTCTCTCAAATGAAGATCTATGTGAAAAGTACTGGATGACAGTCATCAAGCTTATGGATTTAACTCGGTGTATTAGCATGTATCAACTTTTATCCGAAGTTATTGAGTTGGCAATTCATGCTGAAGATTTAATTGAAAAGTCAATCAATGAGCAAGAAATGTTAAATAATAGTGAATGTGAACTTTTCTGATAATCATTCAGTACGAAGTTGACTATTACTGAAACCATAAAAAAAGCCAGTACAGTTAAGTACTGGCTGCTTAATGGGAGCAAAACAAAGGAATTTCCATTACTGAGGATAGTAACCGCTCATTTGATACTCAATGAGTTTAATCCTAACCATCACATTTAAGCTGGTAGGGATAGTTACTTTCAATAGGTTAAAGCTATCATTAATAAAAAATAGTCCGGGATAATCATTATGTTATGATCCAAGGTTTTGGTAGTGTTCAAAAAATGATCTTGTTTTGATAGGTATTAACGATCAATTATGGTTTCTGAAACGACCCTATCAGGACACGATAAATGCTCAAATCAGTACTGCTATCCCTCTCTCTCATTGCTACTACGGCACAGGCAATACCCTACACAGCACTGATAAACTGCGGGGAGTCGAATCCCTACTTTGTTGACCGCTGTTTCTCGGAATCTGATTTTGTGCTGGAGGTTGAAGGGAGGCGGGAAATATACAATGTTGAAAACTCACTACTAAAAACTGGCTATCCACATGATACGGGAATAGCTATTGAATTGCCTGAACATTTTTCAATCACTGCGACAAACACGAATAATCAACATCTCACTATTGAAATCATTCGCAATGATGATAATTCAGTGATTATCAGAAAAGAGGCAGTTCGCAGTAAAATAATAAAAATTAATCACTAGGGAATATATGAAAATTCTAATTCTGGTCACTGCTCTAATGGCAACTGGCTGTACTACTCAGCATTCATTCATGAATAATGCATTTGTTGGCTACGTTGATAACCAGGCTGTAGTACTCTTCAATGCTGGTACACGTAATGGGGTAAAATATTACCGCCCGCAATTTCAGAGTGATTGCCATTATAATAAGTACTATCAGGACGACAATAATAGTACTGAATGTTTGATTAGGGAGTCTCGTATTGCGGACTTACGCCCCTATAAAGAACATATACCCTAGCAAGTATTGGGCGGGAAAAGTACTTACCATGCATAGTTATGGCGAGTCTTTAGATCTGCTTTTGAGCGAATATGTTAGGTTTACTGGTGTAGCTACCAAATTTAGTAGGGATGGGTGGGCACCGAGATTGCATGTTATATGATATAGCGGCATTGTGTGTTAGTCAGCCCCGAACAAAATCAACCGAGTAGAATACTGCATGATTGTCATCAAATAACGCAGTATGAGGTAAGGTAGCTATCTAGTTATTTTTGTTGACAAATTACTTACATTGATTGATTATGTCAGAATGTAAACGACGATTAAAAAGGTATAAATGCAAAGAAAAATCTTTGGCTTAATATAGCCATCGATACATCGGAAGACAACTTTAACTCCAAATCAAAAATCTAATATAGCTCCAATACTGGGGCAGTATATTAATATAAAAGTTGAATTTTAAAGGTAGCTAGAATGAATGAATTATTAATCTTCATTGTTTGCGTTATTGTTTCGATCTTTTGTTATAAAAAAATTGTGAAGAATTGCCGTAATAAAGGCCGTGGGAAATTCTTTACAATCTTGACAGCATCTGTATCAAGTCTTGTTGTTTTTGTGTGTGCTATGGCAATATTCTCAGGCAATAAGACTTCTAAAGATGGAAATAATGATAGTGAAACAGCGTCTATAAAAGTTACTGAGTGGATGGCAAGTCCAGCAGATATAGATAAAGTGAATCAATTAATAGAAAAAGATTTACGCGAAAATCCAGAACTAACAAAAAAAATTCTCCAGGAAATTTCATCTTATGACAAAGATGATGCAGCCAAAATGTCCGCCCAGTTGACTTATCAACAATATGGTGTAAGCAGTAAAGAGTTTACGGCGGTCATACAAAAATCAAATTGCCCAGTAGAATATGAAGCTAAAAACAAACAGGCAGTATCATGGTATAATTCTCAAGATTGGCGGCCATTAACAGATTTTCCTAACTATATGTTGAAAAAAGAAAAATACAGAAGAGATCTTGTTAATTATGAAAGTGGAAAAAGACAATTAGAAATTTCTAATGAATTTTCAGCATGTACATTTCCACTACTCAGTAAGGTTGAACATCTTTCTCGCCCGGATGCAAAACCCTATATGTCTGAACCAGAAATGCCCGTAACATTACAATGTGTTCAAAAGAATAGCGGTAATTACGATTCTTGTTACTAATATTACCAAGTTAATATATGTAAGGATTTTTATATGAAAAGAGTACTCATCCTGTCGCTGTTATTAACACCAATGACAGTATTTGCTGCGTATAAGACCTACGATCCATATAAAGACTCTAAATATTTAGATAAAGCCATAGTTGGGCCATGTAAATCAGAGCATCAAGAAGTTGATAAACTTGAAAATGATTTCAAAATGAACATTGATAAAATGAGCAATGCCGATGCAGATAAAGCTGGCAATGCACTTAATGAAGCTCAACGAGTTCGTTGGATATGTATAGAAAAGCAGTTGAATAAGAATAATTTGACACTGAATTTAGATCAGCTGTTAAAGCAAAACGGTCTCGATTGATAACTTGTCTAGTCAAAAAGGGTAATATTTATTATTACCCTTTTTTATTTGTATAAATTATGATTGCTTAAAGCGAGAATTAGAATAAGAATTGATTCTTGATGATGGCTCTGTGAATATAATGAAAAGCATCTTCTAAAGAAAATCAAGATCAATTTTTAGGGACTATATGAAAACTCTAATTATGGGTGTTACACTATAGGTAATTGTCTGTACTAAGCATTCATGAATAATTCATTTGTTGGCTTCATTGATAACCAAGCAGTAGTACTTTTCGAGGAAGGTGCACTTAATGGATTTCATCACTACTGTCCATAATTCCAGAGTATTTGTCACTATAATAAGTGCTATAGAATGATAATAATAGCACTGGATATTTAATTAAGCAGTCTCTAATTGTGGACCTACGAACATATGTAGGCATATATCTCTGGATGTGTCAGGTGGGAGTAGTACTAATCATGACTATATTGATGGTACTAATGAACATACATCAATCAAAAATAATATCCAAATAGATTTACAACGTCATAAATACCAAGTGAATTATTATGAAAATATCCAAGGATTAATTATGACAAATACAAATACTATGCGGGGTAAAACATATGTACCACGCTATGATCCCATTGAAATGCTGGCAGTACTGGAAGAGTTGCAAGAGGTGATTGAAGACATTAGCGAGATCACCATGACATTACTCTATGACGATGATGATGAAGTACTGCATGTAGAGTTCAGTAGTGATAGTGCTATCGCGGGGGTTATGCAGGGGTTAGTACTGCTCAGATTACCGCATTATTCATGGGCGTAATGACACAACCTGTCAATTCATTAATACAAAATACACACAAAACCCACTGTATCCAGGGGTTGTGATTAGTTCATATTGGCAATAAATCATAAAATCATATATATCAATTGTTTAGAATTTGGAGAGAATTAGATGTATGCAGAAAGAATTACGGATACGTCAGGGAAACTCTTAGGAGTACAGATTCTAAGGGGTGAAAACTCATTGACTACCATTGAGGAAAAACGCTCGGAGATATGTAATATATTAAGGGAAATTCATAGTCAGGATGCATTTTTCAAACGGCGGGATGTTTTCTGCACTCTACCCATCAATGACAGTGCAGAGGCTGCACTACTGACATTCGATCCCCCATGTCAACATGCACTGGCGAAAATGCCCTACATCACATTGCAGGTTAAACAGAACCTGTACACAGCCATTGATGAACTCTCGCTGGGCATCAACCCGGTGTGGCTGGGTGAAGTGGGGGATGATACCCCATTCACACAGTACTGTGAGACTGTAGTGCTCAATGAGACATTTACGAGTACTGAACTACAGAAGGAAACTTTCCCAGTACTGATTAAGAACATCCGGCGATATAGTGACAGGGTTGTAGTACGTGCTACCGATTTTAATCAGCGTAAAGTTCTTCACAATGCGGGTGTATGGGGCTGTACAGGTATGTACCCCCCGCTGCAATTTAAAAAGATACATTTGCTGATGTAGTATTAGGCCGCCATGTGCGGCCATTTTTTATTAAAAGGAAAAAACGATGAGCAATGTGAGCAATTATGATTCAAAAAGATAGGTTATCGATTGTACTGTTAAATTTATCAATTTGTTGTTGAGCAAGTTCTTCTTTTCCTTTCATGAATTCATTTGCAATATTGATGGTTTTTTTCAAATCATCAACATAATCCTGTAGGTCCTGAATATAGACATCAGTTTCAGAAATAATTACACTTTTATCATTAAAAGTAAATTTATGTATTATTGCTTTATTAAAATATGGTTTAGCCTTATCTTGAAATATTTCTATCCATTCCTCATTAGGTTGTTTGGATAGATGGAATACTAGCGTACTAAAGCACTCCCATGTTGCCATAAAATGAACGGAACGATCCTTATCAAAGCTGGTAATGAAAACTTCATTATTATCCATTATTATAACCTCATTTGATTATGATTAATTCAATCATGTATTAGATACAATTAGTTAAGGTTTATAAACTCCATTTTCTAAAACATCAAAATGGTAATTCACCCTGCAATTCCACTTCATCGAAGTCCTTCATACTATCATACCTAAGTATCCCATAGCGTGAATGTTTATGGGGTATCAATTATCTGTTGAGGTTGAAGTAGCAAGGGGGTTTCAGTCCTTGTTTAACATCAATGTGCAACAATTGTATTTGTTTATTTTTTCCAGGACCAAAAAGGCTTAACAGCACTGCCAATGCTGTCAAAAACTGGTGGCTCTTCTATGATAAAGGTATCTCTTGCAACGTTGCCGACAATGTTAGTAGAAACCCCATCAAAAGCCCCTCCTATGACTCCCCCAACGAGAGGAATTGCTTTACCTAAATTAACAGCACCTTTTTCACCAAATTTAGTAAGTAACCTAAATCCAACAGCTTTGTTGATTGCTGTGATTGTCTCTCTAGAAATACTTTTAATCAATTGGGTAGACATTTTAGTCCCAATAATGACTCCAGTACTTTTTAAGATATCTTTGGCACCATTACCAGCAAGGCAGGTATAGACTAAGGTTTTGACTTTATCATCTTTTAAATCATAACCGCCCATATGAGCAATTGCAGCTATCATACGAATTTGAACATACATGACTGATGCAATATTAGCCGGTATTGCCACTGGTAAGGTTATGATCCCACCTAATCCAGATAAAAAACCACTTGTAACTGATTTAGTATTTTGCCAACGGATGAGAGAGTTTACTTGAGACGTTAAGTTACCTTCCTGTTTTAAATAATCTTCTGCTAAATCTATTGCAGAGTCCATACCAGCGACGCCAAGACCGTTTACAGCTTTGTCATACGTCCAGTCTAACAGTTCCATTACACCTTCATAGCTCAAAATGTTAGCCATTCTACTCGTTCCTTAATCCAAGATGTTTCAATGTTATCGGCATCCTCAGAAAAATCTTTATATCAAATTTAATGCGATTTATAAACTTAAGCTCATGATTAATCTGAGCTAAGCTTGGCTGAGAGGACTGTTCACATAGGTTCTCCAGTCATTTTTTAAACGCCGCGTGTTTTCGGCAGCGGGTTTAATCATCTGTGTGTGAACAAAATGAGAATACCCGCACCGCACTAAATAACGGCAAATCCAATTTTGCTATCTGTGCAATCACAATCTACTTCTTCGCCACAGTCACACAACTTGATGACTTCATGATAACCATAATCACATTCATCAATATAGTTTTTGATCTTTGCCATGCTACGTGGTGAGCAATTCAGGTGAAAACCTACGCACCAAAATGATCTAGTATCGTAAATACATTTTTTAATGGCATTGATCTTTTGTATGTCTCTCTCAAAACCATTAATCAAAGCTTGCACATTACGAGAGTATTTTAATTCAAGAAATATATAGGAATTTAAACGAGTACGTTTTTTCCTGATAGCCAGATCGATAAACATGTTATACCGTTCACGTAACATGCGGTTGTCTGGAAACGCTTCTACTTCCCTTTCTACGTGGATACCTTCAGTTTGAGTAATAAAGAACTCAAGCTCAACTTGTAACCATTTCTCCCAATCATTTCTATCCCTTTCACGAATCATTTTAAGCCTGGCTTTTACCCCTTCATCTTTTATGAACTGATCCATGATGGTTCTTACTGTTATGGCATCGGCTTTGTAGGACATAAATTTTTCCTTAAATTAAGTACCGATTGTTATCGGCAAACCGGATAAATACTTTAACACAATATAGAGGAAAAACCATGGTAAGTTTGAGGTCAATCGCAAGGCAATATGGTTACGATGAAAGTACCGTCAGACAATGGAAATCAAAAGGTATGCCGATTGGTAATGGTATTGATGAATCCATTACCCGTAATTGGATAATCGAAAATATACTCAAGCCATTACGCGATACAGATGTTAATGAACAAATACAGAAAGAAAGGCTAATGAAGCTTTCAGCAGAAAGACAATTAGCAGAATTAGAATTAGCAGAAAAGAATGGGCTGGTGGTCAGTACTGAATATGTGGAGCAGGTACTAACAGAATATCTGTTCCAGGTTAAAACAGCAGTACGGGCAATTCCCGGTAAAACATATCTAGAGCTATTTGCACAAAAAGATGCAAAAGATTTACGTGATATTCTAAGGATGCACATTGATAGAACATTATACCAATTAGGCTCAATGGAATTTGAGCTACCCGAAGACATGGAAGTGCTTGAGGATGCAATCAAACAAGAAAAAATTAACAAACATATTGAAGACTGTACTACCAACACTTCAACCTCCTAAGATTCAAAATACGTCAGAGTGGATTTCTAATGGTGTAGTTAAATTTGTTGATGGGCCGAACATGGGGCTTGACTGGCTCCCGTTCAGTTTTCAACGCGAACCAATGGATATAGCTCAACTCCGCAGTACTAAGAAAATTGTACTGCAATCCTGCTCGCAATTGCTTAAGACAACAGTACTCCAGTCTATAGCATTTAACCTTATGGCAAATGATCCCTGCAATTTTGCCTTTGGCTCAAGCAGTGAATCAGAGGTGAAGAAATTCAAGGACGGGAAGTTTCTCCCCGCAGTGGAAACAAGTTCAGTACTGAGGCCATTAGTAACTGATAAAAATGATAAGAACGCCGCCAACAACTCAAAACAAACACAAATGGTTAATGGCACATTCATTTACTGGCTTAACCTAAACACGCCGGGGAACCTACGCGGCATTACAACAAGGGTTGTGTTACTTGATGAGGTGAGTAACTGCGAGATTACTGATGAAGGTAATCCAATCAAACTGGCAGAAGCCCGTACCAGTACTTTTGGTGATGATGCTCTGATCGCAATATCAAGTACTCCACTATATAAAGATGATTTGATTAACGCTGAATATAACCTCAGTGATAAACGCCGCTACTTTGTTACTCATACATGCGGTCATGAATATACATTTGAATGGGAACAGGTGGCATTCGAATTTAAGCAATTAGAAAATGGTAGGTCAATTCCTGACAGTACTACTACCCGTTTGATTTGTCCCCATTGTCAGGAAGAAATAGATGAGCATACACGCCATCAGATGATTGATAATGGTAAATGGATTGCTACTAGTACTGAAGGTGAACCGGGAGTAGTGGGTTATCAAATCAGCCGTATGTATTCACCCTTGAATACAATTACTGAGATGGTTTCTAAATTTGCTGATGCTCTATACAACTTCAATTTACAGACGTTTTATAATAATGAACTTGGATTACCCTATGAAGATGAATATCAGAAAGAACTCGATATTCTCCAATTAGAATCTTTGCGTGAAGATGAATTTAATCTTCATAAAATTCCTGAAAGTACTCTGGGTATCTGTATTGCTGTTGACCAGCAATTAGACCGCCTGGAAAGTACTTTACTGGCTTTTGATGAGAAGAACATTTATGTACAGGGCCATGAATTTTTCTACTCTCACGATTGTACGAAGATTGAAGCCCCTGCATGGAAGGACTTAGACACATTTTGTAGGCAGGATTTCAGTACTGTATCAGGTCGCACAGTACCTACGCTGGCTGTATTCGTGGATAGTTCGAATGGTAACGCTACAGATACCGTTAAGAAGTTCACCGCACGCTGGGCGAAGTACCATCCTGTTAAGGGATCTAGCAGTACTACAGGTGATCTCTTCAAGACCAGTACACAGGCTGGCTATCAGCTACAGATGCTAAATGTACATGACCAAAAGAACACCATACGTAAACTGCTTAACCTTATGTTATCCAGTGAAGCAGATAACGCCCCAGTACATCTACGATTTTCCAGTAACCTCCCGTCGGACTATTTTGAACAACTCTCAGCAGAAGAGTTAAGACCCGCAGGTGGCAAATTAGTCTGGAGGCTAAAGAAGGGCCAGAAACGCAATGAGGCGTTGGATTGTCTCGTCTATGGAATGATTGCCATAGTATTTGCTCAGTCAAAACTCGGTACTCAACCATTTAAAAAACTACGTGAATACAAATCTACTGAAAGTGCCAAGTTAACAATAAATAATATAAATGAAACGCAGTCAAAACCAGAAACAGTACAAAAACCAAAACGGAATAGGCGTACTGGGATGGGATCAAACTGGTTCGGTAAATGATAAGGAAATCGAATGCCACTCCTACCAGAAAAGATCTATATGGTTTCAAACCCTATGGATATTAAAGTTGTAGTACCCGCTGCTACAATTGTTGTTATTAGCTTTACTTCATCTGGAAAAAGTACCTCATTAGATAATCTCAATAATATTATATCAAAGGAATTTACGGTTGGATTAGATGTCAGTACAGCACAGGAATTACTATTCTGTACTCAAATTTCTAATGGACATGCCAGTACTTTCACTTCTGAAGTCATCAATCCAGTACTTTATACGTCTGAATTTGCACAGCTTAAACAGATGATTATTGAAATTGATAGTGTAATTGCTAATAAAGTTTCAGGCGGGGCTAACATTACAATTACGATCAATAATAAAACTCTAGTTAGCGAATCACTTTCATCATTAGAATCGATGAGAGAACGCTATGTAAAACGTGCTAATGCTCTATTCATGAAAATGAACGGCGGTTCTTTCTCTAATGGCGGTAAACCAATCAAAAGTATTACGGTTTTCAAGCCTAAGCCTGGGAGCACACGCTAATGTTCTGGAAGAAAAAAACAGAAGTAAAAGAAAAACAAAAAATTATTAAACAGGAACGTTCATTAAAACAAAGTACATTGAAACGAGATTTGCAGGCAGTACGAAATACTGCTGTTATGAATTTTGGATTCAATTCAAGCTCAGGTTGCAATATCAATTTCTTGTTAATGAAAGCACTACCTACATTCAGGGCATTTTCACGCGATGCAGTACTTAAGAATCCCATTGGTCGTAAGTACATGAACCTCTCGGTAGATGGCGTTGTAGGCTCTGATGGCCTCTATGTTAAACCTTCAGTTGAGATTGACGGTACTGAAGATAAAATCAATGAAATCAACCAACGCTTAGAAAAACTTTTTGATCGCTGGGCTTATGATCCAGACCGTTTTAGCGTTGATGGTTCATTGAGTTTTGACCTTTTTCAACAGAATGTTGAGAAGATTCGAGTACAGGATGGTGAATGTTTTATTCGCATTCATAACATTAACAGTACTATCAAGCTTGAAATTCTGGATACCGCCCGACTCTTACAACTAAATAATCAACATCTTAGTAATGGTAATTACATCAGTAATGGTATTGAGTTTGATATATGGCACCGACCAGTAAACTACTACTTCTGTAGATTTAACCCTGTTACATATAATTATATTACAGGTGATTATGAAGTTATCCCCGCAGGGGAAATCTGTCACTATTTTATTGCTGATCAGCAAGGCCAGGAACGCGGGCTGCCCGATATGGTTGCCACATCCAAACTGATGGAAGACCTGAAAAACTTCACAGAGGCTGCACTGACAGCTAAACGTGTTTCAGCAAGCTCAATGGCATTCATTACAAACAATAATGACACTGCCAGTACTGATCTGTTAGGGGCTGATGAACGGGAGGAAGTTACACCAGTATATACAGAGTATTTTGAAGCTGGTTTTATTGGTGAATTAGCTGAAGGGCAGGATATTAAAACCGTAACACCAACTAATGGTGTCGATGGGATTGATCAATTTACTAATGAGTTGATGAATCAGATTTCAATGGGCCTTAACGTAACAAAACAGGCATTACTATCTGATACATCCAATGCTTCATTTAGTGCAAGTCGCCTTACAGAAAAGCTACAGCAAACTACGTTCCGTACTCGTACTAATGTTCTGATCAGTAAAGTGCTCAAACCAATCTATATTGCCTGGTTAAAGAATGAAATGCTAAATAATAATAAGTTAAATCTAAGTTTCTCGGACTTTGATGATCTTATTTGTGCCCGGTACATATCTCAGAAACCGATTAGTTTAGATCCTGTGAAGGACATTGAGGCTGAACTACTTCAGTTAGAGGCAGGTATTAAATCTAAAACACAGGTTATTGCCGAATTAGGCGGTGATCCAGTGAAAGTACTGGCAGAGGTACAGGCAGAAAAGGAAAAAGAAAATCACAACAAGGAAGTGATCCAGGATGGAAATCAAAAACCAGAAGAGGGAACTACCGAATCCCCTCCAGGCGATTAATACAGAATCGCGTACTATTGAAGTAGCTTTTTGCTCGGAAACCCCCGTAGAACGTGAAATTAATGGTGAACTCTATAATGAAATTCTTCTATGTGACGCCATCAATGTAAATCTAAACCGCCTTAATAATAACGGGGCAGTACTCTTCAACCATAATCGTGATGATTTAATTGGTGTCGTTGAATCGGCACGGATTGATGCTGATCGTGTTGGCAGAGCTACACTGCGAATTAGCAGTACTGCCAATGATGAATGGGAAATGATTCAGGAAGGGGTACTTAGCCATATTAGCATTGGCTATAACATCAATGATTATCGAATTGATGGTAATAACATTTACGTCACGGACTATGAAATTTATGAAATCTCTTTAGTTACTGTTCCCGCTGATCCAACAGTTGGAGTAGGACGTTCATTGCACTCTCATATTGAATTGAAATCACTAAATAAAGAAGGTGAAACAACTCAAGAGGACGAGTCACAGGATATGGATAATCCAGAAAACGAAAATAAACCGACTGATGAAAGTACTGAAGCAGTAGATGAAAGTACTGAAGTAGAAGACGAAGTTGAGCGTGAAGAAGAAATTAAACCAGAGCTAACGGATGAAGAGCTTCTGGAAATTCTCTCTAAACGTCCTTATTTACTCAACAAACTTCATGGTGAAGAACAAGAAAGTATAAATAGTACTGAAGATACCGAACGTGTTCGTGAATTAAAGGCACTCGGTAAAGTACTTAATATTGATGTATCTGAAGCAGTTGAAAAAGGAATTTCAATTTCAGATTTCAAACGTCAATTAAATAACAATAAACAAAATCCTATTCATGATAAGGAAATCGACGAAATGGATAATAAAAATCTATTAAAAGATATGGTACGTGCCATTAAAACTGGCGATAAATCTGCACTGGATGCATATGAGCGTGGTGTTAATGGTTTTGTTCGTGCGGCAGTACCATCTACCAGTACTTCTACCGCTGCTGGCGTTGTAGCTGAAGACCTTCAGGATCAATATATTCCTGAACTAATGAAAATCTCCGCACTGGCTGAACTAAACACAACTGTATATTCCGGCCTGGCTGGTCGCGGCAATCTTAGTATTCCTAAAGCGGCGGGTGTTGCTCCGGTATTCAAATTCTATGGTGAAGCAGAAGCTCAGGATGATTCCATTGCAAGCTTTACCAAAGTTACCTTAACTCCCAAAGCGTTTGGCGGTTCTATCCCACTGTCAAAAACAGCAATTCTCACTGCTCCTAACATTGAATCATTCGTTCAGGCTGAACTACTGCGTTATGCGGCTCAGGGCCTGGAACAAAATGTAATGGATAAAGTCGTTGCCGCTGCTCCAGAGTACGAAGTTGTAACCGCTGGCACAATCACACTGGCTGATGTACAGGGTGCTGTAGCTCAACTGGCACAGGCCAATGTAGATATGCGTGGCGTCAAAGCGGTTATGAACGCTAAAACCCTCTCTAAACTGCGTCAGATTACAGTACTCAACAACACCGCTGCTAAAGCAATGGTTGAAGGCTATCGCAGTACTGAAATGTGGCTGGCAGATGAAGTACGCGTTGTCGTTTCTGAATTCGTCGCTGATGGTGAAATTCTGATGGGTGATTTCTCTAATGTCATCATTGCTCACTGGGAAAATCAGGAAGTGGATTTCGACGATACAACCTATCGTTCCAGTAACACCATCGTGTACCGCGTATGGGATTACTCAGATATTGCCCTGGCTCACACTAACGCATTCGTTAATATCGTTATTGGTTAATCACTATGAGAGCATTTAAGAATACACATTGTGATGTGTTTCTGAATGCCTTCGGTGAAGTTATCCAGACTTCTACGGGAAGTACTTTTACTGGCATTGTGGAAGTACTTCCCGTTTCTATTGAAGCGGCAGGTGGATTTATCGAAAGCGTGGAAACATTTGTAACTATGAAAAAAGAAGATTTAATTACGGCAGATGTTGCTATTGGTACAGTACTGATCATTGGGGGCATTAACCAGACAATCTATGACATTTCAGATGATCTGTCAGGTATGATTAATTGCTATTTCCGTGCATCTGCTGCTGCTTCATTTGCAGAGGACTACTGATATGATGTTAGTACAGAAAGTACGAAGTACCATGAGGCATTTAATTAATGCAACAAAGAATGTAACCACGTCTCGTGATGTAGATGTGTTCGAACAAATTGCTTTTGATTATTCACTGACAAGTATCACTTTAGGTAGTCAACGTCAGGCTGCAAACTTTGCCATCCAGTATTTGATTTCACCAAAGCCAGAATCAGGTAATACAGCACCGTCAATTACCTATGATCAGATTATCAGTGCATTTGATGCGGGTAAATCACAAGCATTTAAAGAAGCGGGTTTAATACTGATTAGTTATTCATATGAACAATCAGATATTGTTACTGATCCCGTAACTGGCTCGGTTTCTCTGTCATTTACAATAAATATTCAGGTTACGGAAAAGACGAGATAAAGGAAGAATAATGAGTGATATTTTCTCAGGGAGAGGACTGGCAGTACTGTATAATACAGACACAGGTAACAGATCCCCACAGGGAGTAGGTAATGTAGCAATCAATGAGATTAATACGTTTCCCTCTCTCACAATTAAATCAGAAACTAATAGTTTTGAAACATATGACAGTGATTATAAAACAGTACTTCTGTCAGATAAATCAGTAGAACCATTCCAGATTGTAGTTAACTACTTGCCTGATGATGATACTCACCAGTTTCTGGACAATGCAGCTGAATCACAGCAATTATTTCAGGTAATTATCCAGTATCAATTAGATATGGAAGAAAACCGAATTACCTATGCCATTGTGAACGGCTATATTACTGGTGCACAGTTAACGGGTGATAAAAATTCTGTAGTCACGAAATCATATACATTCACGCCACAGGATGTTATTGCCCGCACTATGTCAATGACTGCATTACTCCCCCTCTCACAGGGTGATTATGGTGTAGGGTCCAATACAACAGACGTTCCTCAGTACGCCCCAGGTGTACCCACAGGTAACGGCTTTATCAAAGTACCATCCACACAGGCAGGTAATCCCGCTGGTGCAGATATGATGGGTGTGGGGCTTGTAGATGGTACAGCAGTTTCCAGTATTGCTATGACTAAAACGGGTACTCTGACCTGCTCCCCGTTGATTAATACACCGCGATGTTAGTAATGTCTTCATAAGCCACATGAGGACATCCCCATGAAGAAGCGTTTTTCCGAAGAACAGATCATCAGTATTCTCCGAGAGGCCGAAGCCGGGGTTTCTGCCCGTGAGCTCTGCCGCAAGCACGCCATTTCCGACGCCACCTTTTACACCTGGCGTAAGAAGTATGGCGGTATGGAGGTGCCCGAGGTTAAGCGCCTGAAGTCGCTTGAGGAAGAGAACGCCCGCCTCAAGAAGCTGCTCGCTGAAGCCATGCTGGATAAGGAGGCGCTTCAGGTGGCTCTGGGGCGAAAGTACTGACGACAGACCAGAAGCGGGAAGCTGTGGTGTTGATGTGTGATGCGACCGGTCTGTCGCAACGTCGTGCCTGCAGGCTTACAGGTTTGTCCCTGTCGACCTGCCGCTATGAGGCTCAGCGACCGGCTGCTGATGCGCATTTATCAGGGCGTATCACTGAGCTGGCACTGGAGCGCAGGCGTTTTGGCTACCGACGCATCTGGCAGTTACTGCGCCGTGAAGGCCTTCATGTTAATCACAAGCGCGTGTACCGCCTTTACCACCTTAACGGGCTGGGCGTAAAACGCAGACGACGTCGTAAAGGGCTGGCAACAGAACGTCTGCCGCTGCTCCGCCCGGAGGCGCCCAACCTGACCTGGTCGATGGATTTTGTCATGGACGCGCTGGCCACCGGTCGCAGGATCAAGTGCCTGACCTGCGTGGACGACTTCACGAAGGAGTGTCTGACGATTACCGCCGCATTCGGGATTTCAGGCGTTCAGGTCACGCGAATTCTGGACAGCATTGCACTGTTTCGCGGCTATCCGGCGACGATAAGAACGGACCAGGGGCCGGAGTTTACCTGCAGAGCACTTGACCAGTGGGCTTATGAGCATGGGGTGGAGCTGCGGCTTATCCAGCCGGGCAAGCCAACACAGAACGGATTTATTGAAAGTTTTAACGGACGATTCAGGGATGAGTGCCTCAATGAGCACTGGTTCAGCGATATAGTTCACGCCAGGAAAACGATTAATGACTGGCGGCAGGATTATAACGAGTGTCGTCCACATTCATCGCTGAACTACCAGACTCCGGCTGAATTTGCAGCGGACTGGCGAAACGGGAAATATGAAGAAAAACCAACCGACATTACTAACTGAAGGTTGTATCTAATCCTGGGGGCAGGTCAAGACGCCTTGAAAGTGTTCCCGCACTTCGGGGCGTTGTTTTTTTTAACTTCTGTGTGTAATGTGTCATCACACATAAACACATTACATCGGGTGTAATTAACGTGTCAACATACAAAAACGAGAGACGTGGTAATCCTCCATTCCAATTTCGGCTGGATCCAGAACTGCGCGAAATGATGGAACGGGCGCAACAGCAGGATGGTGATGAGTCGCTAGCCGCGTGGCTGAAGAGGATCGTTCGCAAAGAACTCCAACAGCGTGGAATTGCCCCTAAAGAGTAAATAATGAAAAAAATCCTGCTTAGTCTTCTCGTCTTATTAATAGCAGTATTCGCACTCAAATCATGCCTCAGCAGTGAGAGCGCTTGCGGAAGTAACGAAAAAGACGTGCTGAAGCAAAGTTGCGAAAAATTACTAAACAAAAATTGATTATCGCAGGGGGCTACGGAGAGATCCTCGCCCTTGCTACGGGTAATAATTAATTGGCTGCTTTCGGTGCGAGCGAAGCCCTGCCCCAGACGGGCATAATTGTTCTTCATGGCATTAACCTTTTTGAATTGTTTAGTGAGCTGTCGCGACAAACTTATTTTGAGTGCTCAACATCGCAAGAGCACGCAAGTTATTCACGAACTCAATTTTTTTCATCCGTTAAAGGTCGAAATTCAGTAAACGGCTTATGACCATCTTCGCCTAACAGCTCTGGCTGATACTTACGCCATAGCTGGCTCTCCTCCCGCTCAAGAGCCTCTTTTACTCCCTTACACTGCTGCAACTTGTACCCGCGTTTGCTGGCCTCCTGCTGATAGGCAGCCATGCGCTGGCTGAAGTCGTTCAGGAACACGAACGGCACTCCATAGAAGCCAGTTTTACGAATTGAGGGAATGACCTCACGGAATACCCAATTACTGAAATGGTGCGCAAAGGTGCCGGGAGTAGTTGCCTTACGACTACGTGAGATCAGTTTGTAGAATCCTGACTCGCATACAGTTCGCATAGTCTGCTTTCCGCCGGGGATGGGTATTAAACACTCCCCCTTTTCATCGTCATCCAGACGTCGCAAAGCAACCTTGTGATCTGTTATTTCCAGAGCTGCGCATACATCTGCTGCTACAAACCATGGCTCGCCCAAGATCTTAACAATTCGTACTTTTGCATCCTCAAATTTAATAACCGAAATATCATCGCTGCTGTTTTCAGGGTGAGCAAAACCCTGCCCGGCACGGGCATTTTTGATCGTCATGTTAGTTTTCCCGGGCTAAGTTACAGTTGTGGTTTTGTGGAAATTAGAGCATCACGCTCTTCAATACGCTGGCTAATCCATTCATCTACTTCGCTTTCAACAAAAGCTACAGACCGTGATCCAATCTTAACGTAGGAAGGAAAACGATTCTGACTAATAAGTCGATAAATCCAAGCTTTACTATAACCGGTGCGCCGTTGCACTTCAGGAAGACGGATAAGGACTTGAGACATGTTTAACTCCTGTAGTTGTTTGTGGTCTACAGGAGTGGATTTTGACTAAGATTCAACGCAGAAGCGGTACAAAACTGGAATATTTTTTTTGCCAGATTTTTATGCACTACATGTTTCGATGAATTCTAAACCATCTAATCTTCAGAGAGTTTCAGTACATCTGAAAGTCGCATATTTTTTAGATAATCGTTTTTCTTAGCGTAAAATTTAACCTGCTGGAGTGCGTTATCATTTACAAATCGCTCTACAAATGGCCGAATAGTATCCTTGACCTGAGTACCACCAATGACATCAGAGCCAAGTTTCAAAGGGAATAAAATCCGAGCGATAAGTTCATTACTTATCTTACGCTCATGTACTTTCTCCCACAGTAGTAAATCTATAAATGGTATTAATTTATAAAGGAGGATTTTTTTCAGCGTAGAAATGCCAATTCGGAAGTTCCCTGACTCGGGTTCATCCATACCAACTTCCGAGCGCCACGATTTTAATAATCCTTTGAATTCACTCAAAAGTTCATCATCCGTATAAGATGCTAAATTTACCTTTACAACTACCTCACCTTCAAAATACTCACTTCCCTCTTCTAAGGCGCTGACGCTAGAGAAGATTTTCCCTTCTTTGATAGTTGGTTGTCTTTCCCCAACTTGGATGATATTAGCATTAGCAAAATGCCTGTAATAAGTTACTAAGTCTGCCATGGTGAAGGCTTGTATTGCTTCATCTTCGCTTAGTTCAGAACAATGGGGCTTTAGGTGGTGATCCATGGATATTACAGACATTCCATTGACCAGAAATTCAACAGGTTCATTTAGCTCTATAGATTCATCATGGAAAACTTTTAGAATATCTTCAGGGATATCCTTAGAGACAACAGCTCCAGATTGAATGTTTTGGAGAAGAGATTTCTGTAACTGCTTCCATTGCTCACGTTCTTCATCGTCGTTAGGATCGTATTCACCAGCAAAAATGGTTCTAAACTCTATCTCCGACAGCACTTCTTCGACAGTAAGTGATTCGAAAACATCGTATTTCTCTACTGACATCCAACTTGTAATTTCTTTTACCTGAACTCGTGTTGCCATGTATAGCCTCGCGTCTTCTACTTAATTGGGCTAAGCCAGTCCACAGAGGTGTACAGATTTCGAAAATTTGCAAAGACATAGCCTATTCTTTGTTCATCTACAGAAGTCTACTACTGTCAATTAGCACTGTCTATACATACAGTTAAGCGCTTTTTCCAAACGTTCCATGCACAACATTTTCGCCGTTTTCCAACGCCTCCATATAGTCGGCATACCACTGGAGCATTTCGCGGCGGCCATCCAGATACTGGGCGTGGTTGTACGTTCCTCGAATAGAGTTTTTGTCGACGTGTGCCAGCTGCGTTTCTATCCACGCGGTGTTGTAGCCCTGTTCGTGCAGGATGGTACTCATGGTGTGCCGGAAACCGTGCCCGGTGACTCTTCCCGCATATCCAATTCGACGTATCAAGACGTTCATCGCCATTTCGCTCATTGGTTTACTGTGCTGAATCCTACCAGGGAAAATAAACCGATAATTGCCGGTGACGAGGCGTAACTGCTCCAAGATGGCGATCGCTTGGTCGGATAAAGGGACGCAGTGAGGTCGACGCTTTTTCATGCGTGCAGGTGGTACTTCCCATAGACGTTTATCAAAATCGATTTCAATCCACTCTCCCTGGCGTAATTCGCCAGGGCGTAAGCCGGTAAGAATCTGCAAGCGCATCGCCAACTTTACAATCGAACTGCCGCTATACGTGTTCAGCGTACGGAAGAATTCGGGAAGTTCGTCACTGGTGAGAAAAGCGTAATGCTCTTTCTTATGAGGGGCGAACGCGCTGGTCAGATCCGGTGCCGGGTTATAATCAGCTCGACCAGTAACAATCGCGTATCTCCACACCTCCCCGCAACGCTGCCTAACCTTTCTCAACTTTTCTGTCGCTCCTCTTTCATCCAGCTTAGAAAGAACTGACATGAGCTCCATCGGTTTGATATCGGCGATAGGACGCTGTCCGATAAACGGAAATACATCAGCCTCGAAGGTATTTTGATTGCGACTCAGCTTCGCCAGCTTATCTTCTTTGCGTACATCGCTGGGATTTATGCCGCCAGCAACCAACCTACGGGCATCATCACGTTTGCGCCTAGCTTCATTGAGAGTTACATCCGGATACGTGCCCAACGAAATCATCTTGGGCTTACCATCGAAACGGTAGCGAAAACGCCACCCTCTAGATCCGTTCGGCTCGATGAGCAGAGACAGCCCATTGCCATCGTTGAGTGTACAGGACTTCTCACGCGGCTTAGAGCGCCTGATTTCAAGGTCTGTGAGGGGCAT